GACCGGTAAGACCTCGGACGAGGATCTCGTTAAAGCCGATCAGATCGAGATCGGAGGATCCGGCCGCTCCGAGAATAATCACAAACCCGGCGACCATACAGAGACCAAAGAAAACGTTTTTCATACTCGTACCTCTTTCTTACTAGAAACGTATGTATTAAGAGTCTTTCCTGACTTTTGGTTTACGCTATGGATAAATCGATATAGCGGCTCGACGTCCGCCATATGTACGACGTGGCCTCGAATATCGGGAGGTCGAGACCCGTCTTTTAATACATGGTAGACCGCCATTGTTTAACCTGCCTCCTCGACGAAACTCTCGAAAAGTTCCTCGAGGGACAGGTTAGACCTGACGATCCGCTTAAAGGCTTTCGCCTCGTTCAAAGTCATAGGATATTTTTCGTTGAGTTTCTGAGATAGGGTAGCAACTGTAACGCCCTTGTCGCCCAGGTTAGGAGCGACGTCCGCCAAAGTTAAACCGGCGCGTACCATTTCGGCTCTAGCGTTTCTATACATTATCGACCGTCTCCTTTCTTACAAGATTATTTGCATTTACTCAATTTCGTAAATACACTTGCCATTATAGTTATAAAATTGGAAATGTCAATACATTTTTACGAATTTGCGTAAATTCTTTTTTTCAATATAAAATGAATATCGAAATCTCGCAACAATTTTTATATGGAAACATGGGTAAATAATAGTAATTTTATCGAAATATCGAAAATAATTGTTGAAATATCGAAAACAGAGGAGTAAGATAAAAACAGGAAAGGAGGTCGTAGCTTATGACCATAGAGGATCAGTTAAAAAACTTAATCCTTATGCGGTATCGTAGTATCCGAGAGTTTACGATCGCCGTCGATATGCCTTATACGACGATCGATAGTATCTTTCGGCGAGGAGTCGGTAACTCGAGCGTCACTAACGTTATAAAAATCTGTAAAGAGTTAGGGATCAGCGCGGACGAGTTAGCCGACGGAAAAATCGTACCTATAATCCAAAAGTTACCGGGACGAGTCGGAGACTCTCACGAGATCCGCGAGTACCTGGATCGATTGAAAACGGAATTGGCCTATATGGAGGATCCAACTCTCGACGGCGAGCCGGTCGATCGAGATACCGTCCTAGCAATCGCCCAGGGTATCGACGTATCGTACGAAACGATAAAGCGGTATAACAAAAACCATAACAAAAACGTTAACAAAAACTAACGACCGTAACAAAAACCCGTTTGTGTTTTTACGAGACGTAACAAAAAGCGTAACAAAAACTCAGGACGTTTTTCAATTCTGTTATGATTCTGTTACGCGTGAAACCCTTGCGGCTCTAAGGTTTTTTACCTTTTTATAACATAATCTATATTTTTTCTAACTCTTAAGGAAAATATATAGATATAGAGATATATAGAGATAAAGAACATAGAAAAATAATACTGTATAGAGTTTGAAAAGTTTTTGTTATTTTGTTATGAGACGAAAAAAAAACCGCCTCGACAATGAAATCGAGACGGTTACTCGCATAACCCTCGGGAGGATTATAGCAAGCTGACAATTTGATTATAACATACCTCCCGAAATAAAAAAGGAGGTTTTTGTAAATGAAAGTAATTATTTACGTCCGCGTTAGTACGGCGGATCAGGCGAAAGAGGGACACTCGATCCCGGAGCAACTAGACCGATTAAAAAAATATTGTGAGGCTATGGATTGGACGATCGTCGAGACGTTTATCGACCCTGGATTTTCCGGAGGTAGCTTAGACCGCCCCGGCCTTAAGGATATGATTAAATTTATTAAGGCGGAGAAAGTCGATAAGGTCGTCGTCTACAAATTGGATCGTCTGAGTCGATCCCAAAAAGATACGTTATATTTGATCGAGGACGTATTCCTAAATAATAATACCGATTTCGTCTCTATGAATGAAAATTTTGATACATCTACTCCATTCGGTCGAGCTATGATCGGTATCCTAGCCGTATTCGCTCAATTAGAGCGCGAGCAAATTAAAGAGCGTATGACTATGGGTAGAGAGGCGCGAGCTAAACAGGGATATTATACGGGTAGCTCGGAGTATTCTCCGATCGGATACGACTATATAAACGGCGAGCTAGTAATTAACGAATACGAGAAAATGCTAGTTAACGAGGTTTTCGATCTGTTCTTAAAAGGTACGGCGATTAACACGATCTGTAATACATTAAACGAGAAAGGCCTTACTCACCATTACGGCGAGTGGACTAATTACACTATGGGCCGCTTATTGAGAAATCGCCACTATATCGGCGAGGTAAGATTCGCGGATAATTGGTATCCAGGTCGACACGAGCCGATCGTAAATATAGACGTTTTCGAAAAGGCCCAGGTCTTACTAAAGTATCGCGAGGATAATAAGAAATCCGATAATAAACATACGTCGTATTTAGGCGGTTTCATTTGGTGTAAAAATTGCGGCGCGAGATATCATTCTCAATTTTGGTATAGACCGGATCTAGGTACAAAACAACGCACGTATATGTGCTACTCTCGTAGTAAAAAAATGAAAAGAATGATCGTGGATCCGACTTGTAAAAACAAAAACTATAAATCTCACGAGTTAGAACAAATCGTATTCGACGAGATCCGTAAATTATCCCTGGATCCGAATTACTTAGACGAGGTAAAAAACGCTTTTGTAAAAGACGACGACTCGGACGATAAAGTCTCTTTATTGAAACAAGAGATCGCCGAGCTAAGCGATCAGATCTCTAACTTTATGGATCTGTATTCTATTAGACGATTAACGTTATCCGAGGTCGATAGCAAAATCGAGCCGCTAGCAGATAGACGCGCCAAATTGGAGGAGGAGTTAGATCGATTAACAGAGGATCAGAACGAGAATAACTTAAGCGATTCGGAAGTTATTCGCCTGGTAAACTCTTTCGGAGATATTTTAGATAACGGTACTCTCGAGGAGGCGCGATACACGATATCGACGCTAATTAAGAAAATCGAGATCGACGGAGACGATATTACGATACATTGGAATTTCAGCTAAACCCTTAAGGCTCTAGGTTTCTAGGGCCTTTTTTATTTTCTACCCAATAAGCACAGCTACTATGATCGCTGAGAAAAACGGCGAAAAGGCCCTGGTTATGACCCTGATCCAGGACGGCAACTCCGCCACCGGCATAACCGCCAATGGTAAAAAATTCGTTTGGACGATCAATTTCGGTTACTCCATTCGTTCCCGTTATTGCGGATCCCTCTATATCGAGGGTATCGGTACCGTCTTTACAAGCGGTACAGTCGCTAAGGCTTTTGAGTACATTCTCAATAATTAACAGAAACCCACCCCGGAGGTTACGAGGGTAGAAAGGTACGGATATGAATAAGGTTAGACGTAAAGAAATCGCTCGGGCGATCGAGTTAATGGATCAGGCTCGCGAAATCTTAGAGGCCGTGAGAGACGAGGAGCAAGAGGCTTTCGACAATATGCCGGAGAGTATCCAATGCTCCGAGCGTGGCGAGACTATGGAGGAATATATTTATACTATCGAGAACGCCCTGGAAAACCTGGATACCGACGATCTGCAAGAAATCGTCGACAGCTAATTAGTAAGGAGTAAACTTATGAAAGCTAAAGTAACCGCCGTAATCAAAAATAGTCCCGTATTTCCAGTCGATACGTTTACGGCCGAGGCGATCGTAGAGTTTCCGGACGACGAGAACGTTTTCGGGAGAGCCTTAACCGCTAGACGACATTTTAGAGAGCGGTACGGCGAGGCGATCGACCTTACGATTAAAACCGTCGAATACATTTGAGGAGGTAACAGTATGACTAACTTAAAGAGGATCCGCGAGACTCGCGGCCTTAGTCAGGCCAAACTCGCCGAGGCGAGCGGCGTTAGCGTTCGTATGATCCAACATTACGAGCAAGGCGTTAAGGATATTAACTCCGCCGCCGCGCTGACCGTTTCCAAACTCGCCCAGGCGCTCAGCGTTACGGTCGAGGATCTATTAGAAAAAGCCGAATAACGAAAAAGAGGCCGAGGAGTATATCTCCCCGGCCTTTTAATTTGCTCTCCTGAGCCTCTCAGAGGCCCGTAGAGCGATTTATTTAGTTTATCCGATAACTTACCCTACCACGCATAAACGCGCCTGAGAGCGCTCTATACGCGCTTAGTATAAGAGAGCTTGATCCAACCGGCGCCGCTTTTCAGCTTACCCCAACCGTTAGACTCGCTAACGATCGTATAGACCTCGTCCTTTTTTACGACCGTCGCGATCCGGTAGTTAGTACCCGGGCCTTTTCGGACGTTCAGCAGAGACGCGGTAATCTTAACCAGGTAAGCGGACTCCTCAGGACGTACCGGCTCGGCGCCGAGTCTCTTATTAACCTCCTCGGCGATATACGGAAATTTACTCTCGAGGTAAGGCCCCGGACAATTCGTATTAGCAAACCATTTATGCATAGTCAAATTGCCGGACTTGTCGCCGGTAAAATTCAGACGAGGGATCCCGTTACGCTTACAGATATCGACGCAAAGCTCGATAGTCTTTTCGAGCGCCTTGTCGCTGACGTGCCAATCAGGAGCGCCTCCGTCGTTAGCGACCTCGATCGTAACGGCCCGATTATCGTTACCGGCGTTACTGCTAGTCCATGCTCGATTAGCCTCGTCGACATACAGACCGACGCGGCCGTCGGATCCGACGCCATAGTTAGAGCTTGCTTTCCTGGACTTAGGCGCGAATACGTTACCGCACGTCTCGACGCTCAGATTACCGGCCATATGGTGAATAGTAATCTTGTCGATCTTATGGTTTCTCGGGTTAGTGCTATTCGGAGAAATCTTAGTATAGTTAACCAATTTGCTATTACTCATAATATTACCTCCTCAAAAATAGAAAATCCCCCGGCGCGGAGCCGAGGGATTTCGTTTATTACTTAGAGTGTTTTAACTGATCGAGTACCTTATCCGCCTCGATCGCGTTCTGAGTGAAAGAGTTATTTTTCCACCAGGCCCAAACGGACGCGCCGACGGTAGCTACCAGGGTTACGACCTGGTAAACCTGATCCTCGGTTACGGGGAAAATCTCCTTACCGGCGATCGCTAAGATCTGATTAGCGAGAGCGATAAATAATACGATAGTTCTCGCGATAGTTTCAGCCTTTACGGTATTCATGGTTTCAGATCCTCCTTTTCCGTAGGTAATTCCATAAATTTAGCGTGGAGACTATCCATAACGCCGTTAACGCCGAGGTTATGGTATTGCGTCCACATATTCTCGAAATTTTCTCGGGCGTAAATAGGCGCGTACCCTTTATCGCTATACTTATCGTATTTCTCGATAAGGCGATCTCTGAGTAGCGCCTGTACGCCCAAACAAACGGCCTCGGTTTTCTTTTCGTTAGCCTTAAGGCGACCGTAAATATATCGCCACGCGGTTAACAGAATACCGGAGCCGAAAAGTAACGAAATCCAATCTCTCGCGGTCATATGCTTACCTCCTTTACGCTGTTCTCCGCCATACGGAAACCTGGATATAAGGCGGCATATTGTTATGCGGCTGACTACCGCCCGAGAGCATAGTACCGCTCGTATAATATTTACTCGTAGTATCCGCACCGTTAGACGTGCTGACGAGAGCGGTATACGAGTCGAGAGCCGATCCGGCTCCGTCGGTCGATTTATACGCGCCGACGTTATGTTTATGCCGAGGCATTTCGTTAACGGTTAAGGTATGAGTCTCCTCGCCACCCGTAACGCCGATCGTATCGCTCGCGGTCGAGGCCCATAAAAACGCGTTTTCGATCCGCGCCCATGTTCCGCCGAATAAGGTACCCGGGTTAACATGGTTATAAGAGAGGTAAATACTACCGACGGGATAAATCGCGTCGAAAATCGTACCTCTCACCTTACCGATAAACTCGACGTCGAGAGCGATCTCGAGCGTATTAGGAGTTTCGCATACCTTACCGAAACTCATTCCGGTACCGGAGGCATGATAGTCCACTAGCGTAAACGCCGTAGGTACGTCCGAGTCGAAAGAGATCTCGGTAAAGTAATCGGATACCGTTAATCTGAAATCGTAAGACTCGTCGCCGCTAAAAACGGTAGACGGGATATAAGTCGTATTAACGGAGTAATCCGATCCGCTCGTAAGAGTGGTAAAATTGGCGGCGTCTTTTAATTTATACGCGAGAGTATAAGACTTATCGTTTTTATTGCCGAGAGTCGTAATATCAAACGCGTAAGTTAATTTAACGTACTCGCCCTCGTCGTTAAGCGTACCGTACCGATCGCACCGCTGAGCGGTAAACGCCGTAATACTAGGGTTAGAGTACGCGAGGACGGTTACGTTTACGGTACTCGTCGCCGTCCGACCTCGAGAGTCGGTTACGGTAACGTTTACCGCGACGGATCCGCTAATCGTGATCGCGTCGCTCGTGATCGTGCTACCGCTATAAGTCTTACCCATAATCTTAACCGAGTAACTTTTAATCGTACTCGAGTAAGATCCGGAGGCGGTCGTTACGACCTTTAATTTAGATCGACCTTGCACATACGCGCCGAATTTACTCGCGAGGCCGCTAGTCGCCTCGGATATGGCGATATCATTTACGACCGGCTTTACAGAGGCCGGGACGTTTAACGTTATAGCTAAGGTTTTACGACCAATCTCGGACGATCCGTTATACGTGATACAC